CAAAATACTCATCTCTATTACAAAAACCTGTTCTGTGGGCGTTTATCCCATCACCGTAAGCATCTTTTAATTGCTCTTTTTCAATTTTTTTGGCGTGATTAAGTTTAGCCATAAATTCCAATGCTATACCTAATGGAATATGTTTACTGATATTTGGCATATTCTGCTCTAACCATTCTAATGCTGTTTGTTTCATGCCTCAAAGTTAAACCACAACATACTTCCCTGAGTTGCTTACTCTTAACTTGTTGAGTGCCACATACCGCATCGCATCGCAGGCGTGGTTGAACGAGTCAATCGGGACCCCTGTGTTCTTGCCCTCTTTGTCGGTGGCCCAAGTGTAGGACCGCAATTCCTTGATGAGGTTGGTCGAGTCCTTGGTAACCTGCAACTTGTAGCGTTTCAAGATGTCAATCCCGTTCCTGACCGAGTCGGGGCCTTTCTCCGCTGGCTTGATGTTAAAGCCAAGACGGTAGATTTCCTCGATGCTCTTGGGTTCTGCTGAATCCGCCACGATTTCCCAAGCCCTTGTGATGCCCAAGGTCCGCAACTTGTCTGCGATGTCTTGGTTGGTAAGGCCCGTAGCGTAGAGCAGTTCCTGAATCAGCAGGCAGTCCCCTTGGCGGTAGATTGCTACGAGTGCGGTTGGGTCGTTGCTAAAGCCCCAGTCAAGCCCAAGGGCGACGAATTTCGCACGGCTGACATCTATACCCTCCACGACCTCGAAGTCCTCGTATATCGCACCCTGAAGCGTCCCGACTTGACCAAGGCCGTAGACCTTCCACCAGTTCGCCCAATACGCAGACGTTTCGGCTTTGGTGCGGTTCAGTTCGATGTCCCGCTTGATGGTATCAGGCAGGGCCTCGTTGTCGTTGTAGGTAAGGATGACCAGTTCTGCATCCTGTTCGGGCAGGACCTCCGTATGCGCCCAAAACTCATGCGTCGGGTTGAAGTCGATGTAGATGGCCTCGCTGGTACGGATTGCCAACTGGTAGTAGGACTCGAAGTCGATGTTGTTCGCCTCGTTGATGTAAACGACCTGCCTCCTTGCACCTCGCAGCCTTGCCTCGGAGTCAGCAGAGAAAAACTCGATGACCGAGCCGTTAGCGAAGTTGTAGGTCAGGAGGGTCTTGTTCCATCGGTCTGCGACCCATCGGCCCGTCCATTGCATGACCTTGGCAAAGTCCTTGATTGCACCCCTCCGTAGGTGAGGGATGGATTCGGACACGACCGATATCTCGGTCTTGTTCTTGGCTGCGATGTCGATGAGGACCGCAAGGATGGCGAGGGTTTTCCCCGCACTTGTTCCGCCTTGGATGACCTTCTTCCGGGCCGTCATCCGACGGATTCGGCTGATAGCGGTCGTGTACTTAAAGTCCATCCCCAAACAGGGGTTGCTCGATGTGGACGGTGTTCTCTTGGCGTTCCACAAGGTTGTTGAGGCGTTGAGTGATGGATGGGTTGTACTGACCAACCATGCCCCCCTCAATTTGGTCTTGACGGATGGTTCGCCTTATACGCGAGCAGATGGCTACATAGTCGTCATATCGCTTGTCCCTGTTTGTGAAATAGGCCCCAAGGTCCTCAATTATATCTGCATCCGCACACCAGTTCTCAAAGCCTTCCAAGGTCAACGGACGCTCCAAGGGTTCCCATTGGGGAATAGCATCCTTGCCGGGGAATACCGTCTTGAGCCTTGGGTTGCTCTTGACCCCTGCCCGGTATGCTTCAAAGTACTCCCACATCTTTTCGGGAGTTTCAATGTACTTGCCGTTGCCCTTGCTGGTTCCCATTAGTATTCGATTTTGTCTATGAGTTCGTCAATCTTGTCCACTATCTTCATCTTGACCGCAAACGCATTCGGTGAGTTCGAATCGTCCACCGCTCCGATGCAGTCGCAGAGGGTGGTTATCACCATCATAAGCGAGTCCATCCGAGCCTGCACTTGGGCCTCGTCATCCTTCGCCTTCAAGTTCCCCAAGTTCTCGGAGTTTATTTCTTGACCATGAGAGAGCCGACTTGCCACCCCACAGGAGGTAGGAGATGTAACCGCAGTCCGATGTGTCGTCTGCATTGTCGTAGTAGGTTTCAGCACGGGACAGGTAGGAGTGCATCCGCTTGATGGTTTCCACCGAGATGGGTTCGCCCTTGGACAAAGTGGCTGCACGAACTTTGCCCGTTTGGGTGGCACACTTGTTCCCGTTCCTTTCGTTGAGTTCTATCCCTCGCTTGGCATTGGCCCGAATCTCTTGGCCGTAGTCGGAGTATGACTCGAATTGCTGCCTCTTGTGATTCTCCCACGTTGAGCCACAAACCGCAAGCCGTTGAGCCGTATCGGGAAACTCCGCATTGGTTTGGTTATTGCTCATACAACGACCGATGAAGCCTTCTCTTGACTCGTTATTGTTCGGGATTGGCAGGGGCATTCAGGGGGTGGTTTATGGTGTTTTGGTTGGCTTCGAGGAACAAGTCCGCTTGCAGGTAAATGTATTGGAGGGCCGATTTTACGCAGTCCGCACACCACCAGTTTGTGGGGGGTCGCCCGTGAGCGGTCAAGATGGCTTGCAGTTCTCCAACGGCATCGGGTGGTAGTCGCATCGTCAGGGAAGCGATGTACTGGTCCCAGTACTTGCGATGCTTTTGGGCCACGATGAATTGGTCGTTGGTCATTTGAAGGTCCATTCTCTGAGTAGGATTGCGGTGGCAGATGTGGCAAGGCCGAGGATAGGAGCCAAGTACCATTGGCACGTTGGCAGGGTCAGCAACACCCCAAGCCAAAAACCAAAGCAGGTCATACACGAAAACGGTTTCCGCTTGGCGAAGGGCAAAGCGTAGAACCACGAAGGCAGGACCCGGAACTCCACGACCGCAAGGGTCGCTAAAGCACTAATCAGGATTGGAAAAACCAGTATATCCATTGGCTTCGATTGCGGTTTTGATTTTGGCCTTGGCCTGTTCGATTGAGTAAATGATGCTCCGGTACGGGATGCCCGTTTCTCTGGACATGGCCTTCATGTTCCCCGTTTGCATGAGCAGGTTCAGCAGTTCCTTGTCGTAGGGGAACGCTCCGTCTTTGGCCCAAGAGTCCATCTCTTGCTGGGCGATGGCCCAAAGGTCATCGAGCAGGGAATCGTAGTCCTTGCTTAGTTCTTGGGTTTCGGGGTCCACTTCGACACGCTCGTCGTGATGACGGTACTTCTTGGCGAACTGGTTGTTGTTGCCCCGGTACAGGTTCATGATCAAACGAACGATGTAGAAGCGCAGGTAGCCTTGGACCTGCATCTTGGTGATCTTCTCGGGGTCTTTTTCGAGCAGAATGAGGACGACCTCTTGCTCGAGGTCCTTCCAAAGCGGATTGCCCCCCGTAATGGTGAGGCAAGCCTTGCGGATTTCACCGCTTCGGTACAGGTCAAGGATGGTAGCCTCTGCGTTCACTAACGCAAAGATGGAGGGGGTTGTTGCTAATGTTGCAAAAAATCTCGTGTCCTGTTTAAAACCTGTGTACGCAGAAACTTGATGTCGGGCCTTGCCCTCATGTTTTTGGCAAGGATTTCGAGGTTGTGCATGACCGTTGCGTGGTTCCTCTTGATGATACGCCCGATTTGGCAGTAGGTGTACAGGTATTCGGAGTAGGCGATGTCTGCGAAGATGCTTCGAGCAAGGACCAGTTCTTGGGTCTTGACTTCGCTCAAGATGTCGTCCGGGCTGACTCCGACGACCTCTGCGGTATATCCGAGGATGGTTCGTGAGATTAGGTCCATGTTAAAACGGGTTAGGGGGTAGTGGCATCCAATGGCTGACTTCGATTAGGAACCAAGTTTGGTGTTCGTAGTACCATCGTCCATCGCCCAGCCATGCATACGCTTGATTCATGTCGGTCGTGAATATCAGGACTGGCTCGTAAGGTGTCGGCATACGATCCAAGCATTTAATCCACTCCATGGTCAGGCGTTTTTGGCTTGGAGGATTCGACCGAGCAGGGTCCAGTTGACAGACCAAGCCTTGATGGTTTCGCTTTTGTCGGGGCGGTTGCAGTTGACGCACTCCTTGCGGATATGCAGTTGCCAGCGTCGGAAATCGGTGGGCGTGGTTTTCATGGGTTTGGGGTTTAGCATTTGGGTGGTGTCAACGAAGATGACGGCTGCTCAATATCAATGCCTTCAATTATTGTTTCAAGCACTCTAATTTGTTGTTCACAGGCAATTATTGCCGACAAAACAACGTCTTGCGCTTCTTGGCTAATCAATACTTGACGGCATTTGCCATCGTTAAATTTGCCAATGACAACAATTTGTTTCAATTTAAGTTCAGCACTATCGCTAATGGTTTTCATGGGTTTGGGGTTTGATTGGTAAGTTTATAGGCTGACGCTGGTCGAGGTTTGGTAAGACCAGAGGCTGACGATTATACCCGAATGCGTATAAATTTTAGGTTTTTCTATAAATTATATCCGATTGGGTATAGTTTGAAACAACTGATACCTCCCACAGGTATCGGTCAGGGTCTTGACTTGCGGTCCAAATCCGTTGGAGCGGGATAGCACATACTCGCAAGCATCCCCCTTGGCCCGGACCTCAATCACCTTCCAAGGGCGGTCGTTGGTGCAAGCGGTCAGCAGAAGCAGTAGCAGGTATCGCATGGGACAAATATACACAACTATTCCACACTTGCGACCACTCGCTGAAAATCCTCAATGCTCCTGATTACCTCGTATCGATACCCTGCCTCTTGGACCACTCCCTGCCACCACTTCTGCGAGAGGGACTGCTTACCTTTATTGGCTTTGAACTCAAGGAAGATGGCCCCTTTGTCCGATAGATAGGTCATGTCGGCCACCCCAGCGGTCAGGCCAATGCCCTTGAGAAAATGACCGTTTGTTCGGCTTCGGGGGTTGTTGAGGTTCAGGAACAACCGTCCTTCTTCGTGGGGCCTTAGGAGTTTGAACAACTTGACGCAGGCTGCTTGGAGGGTGTATTCGGGGGTCATTAGCACATACAATTAAAGTCTTCTTGGTCAAAATCAAATTCCATCGGGGTTCCTTGCTGGGCCATCTTCACATAGTCGTTGATTGACTTGTTGCCCCTAAAACTTGTGTGTCCGTATTTCTGTTCATACTTGGCCCACCAGTCCACGAATCGGGTTCCGTGTTGGATTGTTTCAACGAGGTTCCTATCCGATTTCTTCCAGCAAAGTTCGCAGTTGCCAAGTTTGGAATGAATGCCCAGTTCAAAGGGTTGTGTCTGCCACCACTCCGTAAGTTCACGCTGGCCGATAGGTTTCTCAAAATCGGTCAGGAGCGGATAGATTCGCTTGTCCTCTGCTTTGATTTCGGGCCAAGAGATTCGTTTGGGCATATCCTCCGCCCG